GCTCTGCCCAACAACGTCGTCCGGGATAGTGGGCGGCGCGGAAGGTCCAGGTGGTGCTGTAGGCGGAGTTCCGTCAAAGGTGGGAGTTGAGTTGCCTACGAGGTTGTCTCCCAGGGTGAGTGTGCCACTGGAGAAGCCATTCCAGATTCCATTGGTGACAACGGCTGCCTCTTCTGGAGTGACGCCCCAACTACAGGCGTCCATGCGCATTGCCATAATCCTGCCGTTCTGGGTGTCGGCATAGCGGAAGGGCCTGCCTGGGTACCAGCCAGTGACGATCTCTGACCTCATGGCCTCGCCTATCTGCAGTCCATAAAGGTCTCCCTTGATGAAACGAGTCAGATACTCGCTATAGTCATCGACCCACGTTTGAACCTGGGTAGCGCTCTTTGAAAGCAGTGGGACGGGGATAGACTCCTTCAACTCGTAGTCGCCAGCCTCAGCAGGAGGAGTGATGAACGAGTTTGTGTTGAGCGCGATCCGTGTGGTCTTCTCGGTCGTTTGCGTCGTGGGGGACACGGTAGCATCGGGCTTGATGTCGTTGACCACATTGGTCGAGGAAACCCTGGTCTCGACGGTCTTGATGCCCTTGTAAGCGTTTAGCGAGGTGCCAGAACTGACTCCGACTGACGAAACGCTTCTGTACGTTGTCGTCACTTGCTTGTTGAGGTTGTCCTGTTTCGAGTATTCGGTAATTACCGCGCTATCCAGGTAAAGATTACTGTTGTTGCTGGCGAAGTTTGACTTGAAGTCTTGAGGGATGCCGTTATTAACACCGCTCCTCCAGTTATCGGGGTTAGCGGCTGCCAGCTTGATTCGATAATTCTCTTGAACCGTCTTCTTCAGGGAATTGTCTTTGCGATTGTACACGTAGGTAGTGGTCGACTTGCCTAGTACAGCAGATTCCATGCCCTCGTAGCGACATCCTCCACCTGGCTTGCAGGCATAGCCGTAGATTCGCTTACAGTACGCATAGAGGTCGGCGTAGTACTGAGAATTGGCTTCAACGAGGGGTCCCGTCGTCGTCTGCTCCTGGTAGGAAGTCTGCCCTGCAGGGCCACCATAGGTCGTCTTGGTCGTAACGACTCTCGTGGCGGGGAGGAACACAGCAGTTCGCTCTGACGTCCACTGGCACTCGCACAGGATATCCTCCTGCTCTCCAGGCGTGCCCAACTCTTCGTTCCCTGGTGGCGCCAGGTTTCCTCCGCAACCATCGGTTACAACTTCTTTAGCGGGGAGGCAAGCCTCGCCGATATCGCCTTCTGGAACGCGGGTGTAAGCGACAGCGGGATAGTCGATGTAATAGTCCGAGGTGACCGTGTCAGTGGTCACCTGCACAGGCGCATCACTCGCAAGGGCATCCAGTGGGGTCTGGTACGAAAGTCTGATGACGTCTGGGATAGCGTTACCGCCAGCCAGCGGTGACACGGACAGCGCAGTCTCCCCTAGGACTGACACAAAGTCGCCAGCCTCAACGCCGCCAGGGCCGTCTGTGCCAAAGAACTTGCGGCTCTGCAGGTTGCCCTGGTTGTCCTGATACAACACCATCCCAGCCGACGCAAAGCTTGCCGAGCAGTTTTGGACGGATTGCTGAGCTGGATCCAGGGGGATCGGCACCAGCGGCAAGATCGTGCTGGCATCGTCAATGAGGTAAGCCAGCGCAAGGCGGCAGCCAACCTCGATGACAAGCTGCTCAGCCTCAACGTCATAGGAGACCGTAAGAACGTACAGGTGCCCACGGGGGTGCCTATAAGCGCTCCCGCCAGGCTCTGTGACGTCCAGAGTGATCAGCGTGCCACGCTTGAAGATGTTGCGATCGTAGTCCTCAATATCTGCCTGCCCAGGTCGCTGACCCAGGACCAGCGTGCCGCTAGTGGTGATCAGGCCATTCTTGAATGCACTGACGTCGCTAACCTGCAAACTTACCAGGCTTGAGGTGTAATCTTGGCCGCCGATCGTAAGCGCAGCAGCCCTTGTCTGTTGTACGAGGTATCCCATGATCAGACCTCCTGCAAGCCGAAGCTGACCAGGGTCAACTTAGGTCCGAGACGGGTGTAGCTTGGGGCTGTAACGAACACTGCGTCAGTGGTCACATCGGGTCCCCATGTTTGATCCACGATTCCGCAGGCAGCTGTCAAGCCCTGCGCCCGATCAGCGTCCCAAGCCTGAAACATAGCATCGAAGCTGAGTGCATCCGTGGTGTCCATGATCGTCGAGACTACCCACTGGTACTTCTGCGCATAGGCAGAGCCTCCGAGAAGGTTTGCCCCGCTGGCAGATATCTCGTAGGAGATCGAACCGACATACGTCCTCGGCATCGCATTGTCGCCGAAGTTGTCGATCTGAAAGTTATACACGGGCGATCCACCTGACGGCGTGTACGATATGCCTAAAAGCTGCGCCGTCATCGGGGTCACTCAACTGGGCTAGGATTCCGAAGCCTCCCTGGCAAGCTTCAGGTACTTTGCCCGATCTCGACCACCCGTAGGAGGCGAATACAGGCTTTTCTCAACCAGCCCGATAATCCTGTCGTCAACTGCAGCGACCGCAACGAAGATCTCATCGTACCACTCAACAAGAACATCAAGAACAGCAGGTTCCAGGCCGTCCTCCCTGCCGTTTTTGATCGCCATCCAAGTCCAGACCATGGCGTTTTCTAGCTCGGATCGGCTCATCTCGTCTGGGTGGGCTTGACTCAGATAGGGCCCCTGCGTATTTTTCGCGAGATCCTCCAGGTAGAGCCTGGCAGTGTCGGCAGGATCACCAAAGACGAACATAGCCCCTTGTCGTACAGGCAAGGATACCGATCACCCGAACCTGCGGCGGCGCATACGAGTCATTTCCACCATCATGCTGTTTGCCGCCTGTACGGGATTAGCAGCCTGCACAGTGACGTTCTGGTGGAATGTGTCGCCACCAGCCATTGGAGCCGCCACAGCGCGTCTGGACATCCCTGTAGGCTGGTTCAGGTTGACACCACCCGCTGGGATGTTCAGTTCCTTGGTGAGATGGGCTGGGATGACGGTACCAGAGGTCGGCGCTTTCCATTGGCCGTAAGAGGGCGCGTTAATCATGCTCAGGCGACCGCTAGCGGACAAGAAGGCTTCCTTGCCAAGCTCGTTGACGGTGTATGTCTGACCACTTGAGACAGGACCGCCCGAAGCCCTTCCGAAGAAGGCGTTGAGGTATGCGTCGAGTGGGCTGTATCCTGTCTTAGCACCACCGCCGCTGGACTTGCCCTCGCCACCAGCCTGGTCGCTCAAACCCTGAGCAACCGATGAGAACGCCTTCCCCTTTGTCCGAATAATCTGAGTTTCCAGGTCTTCCCAAGCCCTTTTCTCGTCAGCAATGTAGGTCATAGCCTCCTGGTGGCTATTGAACTGCCTGCGATCCTTGGTGTCAAACAAGTCGTTGATTTGTTGTTCTTGGGCCTTATACGCAGCATCTAGCTGGCGCTGCTGTTCTTTGATCATCCGCTTCTCTTCCTTGTAAGTCCTCTCCTTGGCCTTGAAGCGAGCTTCCTCCTGTTCAAGGTTCAAGGTCTTCTTCGCCTCAAGTTCCTTCAGTTGCTTCTCTTGCCGCTTGGATTCCTCTTTCTGCCTGGCGATTGCAGCCTGCCTCCGCTCCTGTCGATACATCCCATCAAGCCGAACCTGGATCTGCAGCCATTCCTCGCTGCCCGTGCGAAGTTCCCTCTGCTTCGCTATGAGGTTCTTTTCTTGCAGTGCTTGAAGGGCTTTTTCTGCAGGGGTCTTGGCATCAATCATTGCCAACTCCCTGGAGTGCCTTTCCTTCATCGCCTCCTGAGCCTGCTTCTCTTTGTCGATCAGGTTATCGTAGTAGTCGTTAATCCGATCCTTTGCCGCGCTATAGTTATCCTTCTCTTTCTGGAAATTGAGGTCCGAGGCTTCTTGTTGATCCTTCAAGGCTTCCTTCTTCTTATCATTCTCCTCTTTAATCCATGCCAATGCCATCTCGATATTCGTCTTCTTGGCAGCTCGTAGTTGCTGAAGGTGCTGGATTTCATTAACGTATCCTTGAGTTATCTCCTTGTTCTTGCCCTTTAGTAGGGTCATCATCTCCGCAAGTTCCTCCATGTCAGTTTTCTGCTTTCCCGAGGCAGCGCTGAGCTCTTCTGTCTTTTTGGCAAGCTCCGCTTGGGCAGTAGCGTACTGATTTGCGGCGTATGCTCCGACACCGATCGCAGCGATCGCAGCCAAACCTACCACCACAAAGTTGCCAGTAAGCACCGCCAAAGCTGCCTGAGCTTTAACTTGCAGCCAGGTCACAGTCGTAAGGACACTTGTCGCGACAGAGAGACCTCTGTACCATTTGATGAGACCGCTTATGTTGTCAAGAACGGAGAGGGTAACAACAGCACCGATAGCCCCTGCCAGGCCGAAGATTATAGGAGCAGCAATAGCAGCATTGTCGCCCAAAGTCTTAGCGCCGTTAGCAAGGCCATTCAGCAAGTCAATGACAGCCTCCATCGTGCCTACGATCGGACCCCCCATTGCCTGGTCGAGTTTGTTGAGGCCAGTAAGCGTCTGCCCTGCAAAGTTCTCGAAAGCCGACTGCATCGCCTCAGCTTTTGCTGAGAACGTTCTATCCATCTCAGATGCGATCTGAGCAAACGCTGACCCCTCCTGGGTCATGCTGCTCAAGGCAGCAGAGACCTGAGAGAAGCCAATCTTACCCTCTTCAGCCAGCTCCCTGACGTGCTGAGTGGAAGTGCCCATCACTAACGCGAGCTCCTGGTAGATCGGGATACCTTGGTTGGCGAACTGCATCAGATCGCGGGTGTAAGCTTTCTGGTTCGCTTGGATTTGACCCAGGTTCCTGCCCATCATGCCAAGGTCGCCGCCAGTAGCCGAAGCCACGATAGCAAGCTTCTCGACCTGCGCGATAGCCGTTTGAGTTTCGATCCCGAATCCCATCATGGTGCGGGCGGCTGTCGCAACCTGCTTAGCAGTGAATGGAGTAGCCTGGCCGATCTCAACGAAGCGCTGATAGGCCGCTGCTGCCTGGTCTACCCCTCCCGTAAAGCCTTTGAGCTGCAGGAAAAGCACCTCCATCTCGGCGCCTGTCTGAACGAAGTTAGTAACGGCACCAGTCAGGGCACGGAAGGCACCCATCAAGGTGTCAGCGGCGATCTGGGAGCTAACCAACTTGTTGAAAAGGTTATCTCCCCCACCCTTGGCGGCCTTGTTGAACCTATCCATCTCCGCCGTCGCCAGCTTGAGAAGCTTCGTCACCATCGCCCAAGCATCCGTGACTTGCTTGGTGCCGTCTTTATATTTCTCCGTCTTATCGCGAATTGCCTTAAGTACGTTGATCGACTTCCTGATTTCGTTGGGGGTTCTTCCAAATTCCTTGTTGTTCAGCTTAGCCGCCGTCAGCGTTTTATCTAGCTCCTTGTTGACCTTCTCGACGCCGCTAGCGACAATCTTGTCGCCTTCCATCTTAAGCTCAACGCCAACTTCGACAGGTTTACCCAGCGCCTGACCCAGGGACTGCGCCATGCCGTCAACACCTTTTTCGTAGATGTCGAAAAATGCGTTAATGGAGCTGATCGCCTGCGCGTTATCTACCTGTAGGTCAAGAATAAGCGGTTCCATTCGCGGCGCAGCAAGTCTGGACTAGGCTTCCATTAA